AAACACTTCAGGTGTTTGGCCTTTACAATCTCAATTTACTTATAAAAAAGAAGGAAACTGGAGCTAATAGTAAATCTTTACTTTTATTTATAAATTATATATAATTTTTAAATAAAGAAATGAATGAAGATTTTATACACGAGTTCTATATTTCAGATTATATCTGTCAGGGTTTAATAGATTATCATCAACAAAATAAAGAATATAGGCACAAAGGAACAACTATTTCTCCGTCTGGAGAATCTTTAATTGATAAAAATGTAAAAGAGTCTGTTGATGTTACTTTTTTCAACGGTTCTAGCAATCCAATTGTTAATGCTTATTTTGATGAGCTTTCAAAAGCTTTAACTGATTATGTTAAAAAATATAACATAGGTAATTACAAAACCTTTATTCAAAATTTAATTCAATACTATCCTCCTGGAGGGGGCTATAAACGATACCATTATGAAAGATGTAGTAATGATACATTAGACAGAGGATTAGTTTATATGACTTATTTAAACGATGTTAATGATGAAGGTGGCACTGAATTTAAATATCAAAAAACAATTTTTAAAGCGAGAAAAGGTTTTTCATTAATTTGGCCAAGTGACTTTACACATACACACAGAGGTATTGTATCTCCTACCCAAGAAAAATATATTGCTACAGGATGGTTTATAAACACATGATTTTAAAAAATAATTTCTGGGTTTTTAAAAATCAATTATCACCACATATATGTGATGAAATAGTTAAATATGCTGAACAAAAAAATCTTGAAAAAGGTATTGTTGGAGGAAGTGTAGATGACGTAAAAAAAATACAAGACACAGCTGACTATCAGAATAGATTAAAACAAATTAGAAGTTCTAATATTGTATGGTTACCAGAACAATGGATCCACAACGAAATTATTCCTTTTGTAAATATGGCTAATAAAAATGCAGGATGGGATTTTGATCTTGTTAGTTTTGAAACATTGCAGTTTTCAAGATACGATGTAGGTCAGTTCTATGATTGGCATCCTGATCAAAGTGCAAAATTATATCAAGATGAAGAAAAGAAAAATATGACAAGAAAGCTTTCGGTATCTGTAATTTTAAATGAAGAATTCAGTGGTGGTGATTTGCAGTATAGACAACAAGTAGATACAATTGACAATTCCGATAAAGATACTAAAATAACAACCTGTGAAGAAAGAGGAAAAGGAACAGTTATTATATTTCCTAGTTTCGTTTGGCATAGAGTTACACCTGTTACAAAAGGAGTAAGAAAAAGTTTAGTTATGTGGAATATAGGATACAAATTTAAATGATAAAAAAATACAAAATTAAAAAAAATGCAATTAGTAAAGATCTAGCTAATTATTTATTTAACTACATAGTATTAAAGAAAGATGTTTTAAAAACATATATGGATCATCAAAGAATATCTCCTTTTAATGATATGCATGGATCGTATGGTGATGCACAATCTTCACCTGAAACTTTCTGTGTGTATGGTGATGTTGCTTTTGATACTTTGTTAAGTAAACTTTTACCTTTAATGAACAAAGAAACAGGATTAAAACTAATTCCTACGTACTCATACGCTAGATTATATTTAAATGGTGATGAATTAAAAAAACATAAGGACAGAAAAAGTTGTGAGTATTCTACCACATTACATTTAGGTGGAGATGAATGGCCCATATACATGGATGGCGTAGAAGTTAATTTAAAACCAGGTGACATGCTTATTTATAAAGGGTGTGAACTTGAACATTGGAGAGAAAAGTTTAATCAAAATGTATGCGGTCAAGTCTTTCTTCATTACAACTTAGAAAATGATATTAATAACTTATTCGATAATAGACTTCACTTAGGTTTACCTTCTAGTTTTAAAAAATGAAACCTACAATAGTAGACGACAAAGAATTTCCGTATCTATTATTAGATGACTTCTTTGAGAAAGAAGAGTTGGATGGAGTTTGGAATGAGATAATGTATCTATTGAATAACAATTATTTTTTTAAATCTAGTGATGATAAAAAATCAGGACACAATGAAGATAAACCTTTAGCTTTAAATAGTAGGTGTTATCCCAACAAAGTTTTAAATAACAGTCAGATTCAACAGTCTTTTTTATTTAACTCTGTACAAAAAATTCAAAATAAAAATTTTCATAAGCTAGTAGAGGATACTTTTAAAAACTCTAATTATGCTTTGTATAAAACTTTTTTAGGATTAAATAGATCTAATCTAGTTATCAATCATTATAATAATGATGAAGAGTACAAAGAACACTTTGATCAATTTCAGTTTTCAATGATAACTTGGTTACATGAAGAACCTAAAAATTATGATGGGGGTAACTTTATCTTAACTAAAAACAATACAAAAATAGAATCTTTAAATAATCGATGTATATTATTTCCTGGATTTTATTACCATAAAGTTGAACCCGTTAAATTTTATAACGCTAAAAACACAAAAGGAAGATTTTCTATTAATAGATTTTTTTATACAGTTTATGAGTAATATCGAAAGACCTTTATTGACAAACACTTTTTTAAATTTTTTAAATAAGTTAGATTTATCTAACTCCACCTATCTAGAAATAGGATCAGGAAATTCTACAATATATTTTTCAAAAGTATTTAAAAACATAGTGTCGTTTGAAGATGATTTAACCTGGTTTCACAAATTAAATAAATTAAACATACCTAATTTAAAGTTAGAATTCTTTGATACAAATTCAGTTTTTGATACGTGTGTTCCATGTATAGGTAAAGTAAATCCATTAACTACTCATTTAAGTAAACCAAATCTTTTTATTATGATTGATAATAACCCAGTAAGAATTAGTAGGTTGAAGTTTGCTGAATTTATTGATAAGTATAAAAAAGAAGACTCTATTATTATTTTAGATAATGGAGAAAAAAACTATGATGCCATGTCTTTTTTAAAATCTAAGTATTATTGTTTAGATTTTCCAGGGACCAGATATGATAATACATTTTCTGTTACATCAGTTTTTTTTAATAATAAAAACTATGAAAGGATAATATGAAAAGAATAGGTGGTCCACCCGAACTGTATAAAACTAGAGCAGGTTTAAATTTACAAGCAAGACCTTTGTATGTTTATAAAACTGATTTTTTAATTAAGGATAATTTTTTAAAAGATTTTGTAAATAAAAATACATTTCATAGAGATCATGGTAAAATTAAAGTTGATCTAAGTACTGCTACAACTATGTTAGACGATTTTCCAGAACTTGATTTCGTTAAAGAAAGATTTCATGGCATCGGTATGGATTATGCTAGAAATGTTTTAGAGATAGAAAACGATTTAGTTATGCCTCATAGCTGGATGGCAATTACAAAGAAAGGAAATTCTCATCACGAACACTTACATCAAAATGCGTTATTTAGTATTGTTTATTATGCAAAGGTTAAGAGTGGAAGTTTAACAATTTCTTTAGAAAAATCTACAATAGAACATATTTTTAATTTTCATTACCAGATAAGAAACTATAATATCTATAACTCATCTTCATGGGAAATGAAACCGGAACCAGGGGACTTTATTGTTTTTCCAGCTGATATTAGACATAGCACAACTACCAATGAAGACGAAGAAGACAGGATAATTTTTGGTGCTAACTTTTTTATTACTGGGCAACTAGGTAACAAACCAAAACTTACTGAATTAGATTTAACAAAGGTTGAGGTTAAATGGCCATAAAAATAGTAAAAGATTTTTTAGATAAAAATATTTTAAATGAGATTCAATCAACTTTATTTGGTAATACTTTTCCGTATCATTTTTATGACAATACTACCAACAAGTATGATGATAAAAATTTTTTCTTTGGACATGTAATTCTATATGAGGGTCAAGTTAAAAGTCCTTATTTTTTTGATATTGCAATGCCTATCTTAGGTAAACTAGATTTTAATTATATACATAGAATAAAAATAAACTGCTTTGTTAGAAACACTATGCACTTTGTTAGTGAGCCACACCGAGATATGAGTGAACCACATAAAGTTGCATTGTTTTCAATTAACACAAATAATGGGTATACTTTATTTAAAGATGGAGATCGTGTGCCTTCTATTGAAAATCAAATGTTATTATTTGATGGTAGAGAAAAACATTCTAGTGTTACTCAAACTGATACTAAGCTAAGAGTTAATATAAATATAAACTACGTTTAATGGATGAAATAGTTTCTTATTTTCCCCAGGTCTTTTTTAGTTCATTAAATTTATTAGAAAAAGATTATCTTACTAGAATACAAAATAAATCGTCTACAATAAAAGAAACCAATAAAAGCGGGGGAGATAACTGGACCCTTAAACCTTTTAATACTTGTGGAACCTACAATTTACAGAAAGATAAAGACTTTAAAATACTCTTAGATAAAATAGAAGAAAAGACATTAAAATTTACAAAAGAGCATAATACAGATTATGTGTATCATATTAAAGATGCTTGGTTAAATGTGTATAATAAAAATGAATCTCAGGAACTTCATTGCCATGGAGGCTCTACTTTTAGCGCAGTATTCTTTTTAAAAAGCAGCAATAACTGTGCTAATTTAATTTTTGAAAATCCTACAGAGCCTGATATGAAGCCTATAATAGGGGTTAAAAAAGAAAACCCTTTGACTTATAAAAGATGTTGGATAAAACCAGTAGAGAATAGTTTAATTATTTTTAGATCATATATGAGACATATGGTAGAAAAACAAAAGACTGATTTTGATAGGATGACAATAGCGGTTAATTTCTAATCAAAAAAACAGTATAAATTAGGGCTAGATTGAGATATAGTGAGGCGCTATGCTACAGAAAATAGGATTTCAACCAGGTATTAACAAACAAATTACAGCCACAGGAGCGGAAGGCCAGTGGATAAATTGTGATAATGTAAGGTTTAGATACGGTATTCCTGAAAAAATAGGTGGTTGGACTCAATTAGGGGGTCTAAACTCTAATGAATTAA